GTTTTGCCACCGAAAGCAGCGATGAACCGAGCTTCACGGCAAGGTTGAACGCTACCTGTGCCGCCGTCCAGAGCTTCGTGGCAGCAGCTACAGCGATAACCTTAGCCTGATATGCCACGATGGGCAGGGCATGAAGAGCGCTTGATGTCAGAGTAATAGCTGCCTTTAGCCCGCGTTGGGCCAATGAGAACGCCTTTGTAGATATGGTGGCTATTTTAGAAGCAGCATCATGCTTTACAAGAAATACATAGAGTTTTGCAAGCTTGCTTATAGTTGAAAATATTGCAAACTCTGCAGCAGCCATAGCTACCCTAAAGGCCAATAGTCCGGCTGTACCTAGAACAATTACCTTTGTAAGCTTGGGATGCGCATCAGCCCATTTCGCAATCTTGTTTGCTACGTTCGCTATGCTGTTAGCGGCATCGGCCAAGGGCGGGAGGAGAACATCGCCTAAACTGATGGCAAGAGCATTTATGCTGTTGGTCATGAGCCGTAATGCATTGGCTGCTGTCTTGGACCGTTCTTCATATTCCCTTTCCATGCTGCCCGCATATTGCGAAGCGTCGCTAACCAGCTTGAAATTCTTTTCAAGCTCGCCTAAGTTTGTAATTAAAGGTGCAATGGCCGAAACGCTTTCTCTCCCAAAAATCTCTGTAAGAATAGCTGCCTGAGCATGTTCCGGTACCTTTTGCAAGGCCTTTAACACGGTTATGATGGCTTGTCTGGCGTCTTTCTGCATCAGTTTTGACATTTCTGCTGCAGACAACCCAAGCGATTTAAATGCTTCTTTTTGTTTATTTGTAGCACTAGCCCCTGAGGACAGCCGCAATATAAAGTTTTTGAGTCCAGTGGCCGCTACTTCCGACTCAATTCCTGCAGCCTTTACGGTAGCTCCCAAAGCGGCTACATCGGCTGCAGAAACCCCTGCAATTTTACCAAGAGGCCCTATCCTGGTTAATATGCTCGAAATCTGTGGTGCAGTAGCATTTACATTATTTGAAAGAAAGTTAACCTGATCGGCAAGCCTTATTACTTCCTTTTGCGGCATCTTAAATGCCACCCGCCACTGCGCCATCATCGTTCCGGCTTCTTCTGCAGAGATGTCAAAGGCAATTGCCATCTTAGCTGCGTCTTCCGCAAAACTTATCAGATCTTCCCGTGCAATTCCCGACTGGCCTGCAGCAGCAACTATATCTGCCAGCCCTTTCGCCGCCATTGGAATGCGCTTTGACAGATCTAATATATCTTTGCTCATTTCTTTGAATTGCTGCGGCGTTTCAAAGTCGACAACTTTACGGACATCAGCCATAGCCGACTCAAAGTTCATAGCGGCAACGACCGGACCTGCAAGGGCAGCAGTCATAAGGGCAGTCGATCGCAATAATTTACCCCTGGCAGCGGATGCCTTCTCTTCCATACTTCTCTGGAAATTGACAGCTTTGGCAAGGCCTTCCTGGGCTGCCTTGGCCTTTTCGAGCTCGGCTGTAAGCTTCGTGTAGGAAGCGGCATACTCTTCGGCAGATATCTTGCCCTGTTTATGGGCTTCCTCAAGCTCCTTTAGGCTTTTCTTGACACCTGTGATTTTATCCTGGTGTTTCTGAAGGATTGAGGCGGCAGACATGAAAGATTGGCTGAATGTAGATTCAAGTTTGCCTGCAATTTTTACAGCTATTTCATAGGTAGTTGCCATTCCTGCCGCCCCCTCTCTTCACAACTTTCGCAACCTTTTCGGCCCATGCTGTCAATTCGTTTAATGGCATTGAAATCCAGAAGCTTACAGGCGTATAAGTAGCCATGGATAGAGATACTGATACCTCCATAATCGCTCCGGTTTCCAGGCCGTTTACAGCAAAAAATTTTGTACAGCCAAAGTAATTGCCGTGAAATCCTTTGCAGAAAGTTTCATTATGTCATCTACATTAAATCCTGAAGCTTTAGCTGCAACTACAGCCAAATATTGTTTGGAAAGCTCAGGCACAAGGGCGTTATCGCCAAGCAGCCCCGATTCTCGAGATGCTGAAATCAAATCGGCTCCGGTAAGTTTGTCAAAATCAAGCTCTATCTCCTTCATCTCGACGCCGTTTATCGTTATCGGTTTGTTAAGTTTTATCTTCATCTGACAGCACCTCAATCAAGGCCAAGCGCTGCTCGAACTTGTGCGAGATAGTCAATGCCGTCAATTTTACAGATGTAGTTGAGCTTGTCTATTTCCACCATGGTCGCGCCATCAATGTCTACCTTAATGTAAAGCACTTCAAACTGGTTAGATGCTCCTGCATTAACGCCTACATCCAAATTGCCAAGGTTCACCGACGTCTTCGGTACGGCACGTAAGATTACCCTAACTGGACGCACCAAATATTCGCCTAATCCTGCGTCATAGACCTGATTTGCTCCGCGCAGGTCAAGATTATGTGCCTTTTGTGCGGCAAGACTGAGCGTAGGTTTTTCTACAGTCCTCCAGTTAAGCGTACATGTCATGCTTCCGAAATGCCCAAGCGTGGGGCTGTCTATCTCTCCCGCTATGCCGGCACCCTTCACGGTCTCGGTCATTGCTTCGATGCTTGGCAGTTCGGCATCAGCCACGCCGATAAGATCGTTGCCGTCCAGGTACACCCTAAAATTTATGAGCTTTTCGGGTACTTGATTTGCCATTTATTCCACCCTCCTTACGCTGCGAACAGCGTTTCGAGATACTGCGGATCGTATTCGACGATGAAGTCGATCTCGCGTGCAGGTGCCGGGGGCGTTACATACACATGGAAGCGAATGATGCCGTCGATTAGATCGGTCGTTGGGTTTTCGTCGCGATTAAACTCGACCCTTCCCCCAAGGATGAACTGTCTGGCAGCAAGACCGTTGAGCCAGATGTTTGCCGAATCCACTATCGTCTCCACAAGTCTCCTCGTGATCGGATAGTCAACTTTCTGCCAGAATGTGAGCACAAGGGTATTGCCTATCCAGTCAAACATCCTCCGGATAGGGATAAAGGTGTCTTTAACATCGGTCATGCTGGGATATGCTCCGGTCCTGTTGCCCCAGGCTCTCCAACCGCCTATGAAGTTAAGCGCAGTGACTACGCCCTGCCCATTCAGGTATGCTGCCTGCTCCGGGCCAAGGGCAACTTCTTTCCCATTAGCAACTGCACCATTGGCCTGAATTGACTTGTTTGATGGGCTTACGTAGGGCACGTCATCGTTTTGCGAATCTACCTTGCACATCACGCCCGCCAGTTGTGTGGAGAGATGGAATTCTTTTTCTCCAAGCTTGATCTTTGGCCAGCACACAACCTGCCGTTCGTAGATGAAGTTGTTCTGGTTCTTCCATGCGGAGACGTCCGAATATTTTTTGACAGTATCGGTAGGAACATCAACAAGTGCTATGCACTTAAAGTGCGCGTTGATGTTTGATGCCTTGGCAACCATAATTGCTGCCACCTCAGGATCATGCGACCAACCGGGGGCGAGGATCATCCCGGGGACGAGGCCAAACTTTGGGAAGACTTTGTCTACCAGCTCTAAGCCTTCGTAATTGCCGGTAGTGGAGTCCACGCCACCGATTATGTCGTCAGATGTGACAAGCGAAGGATCAAGGTGGGTATAAGATATTTTTACTCCGGAAGCTTCCCCTATACTTCCGCCAGAAAGACGCGTTATGACGACATAGCCATCCTCGTCGAAGCCCAAAGTATAGTCTTTGTTTAAGACATATGTTGCAGGCTCCGTAGCTGTGGATTTAACCACTACCGAGCTTAGCAATACCCCCTTGTTGGCTAACTTAACGGCTTGTACTTGAGCAGAAAAAGTTTGACTTTCACTGGTTACGCTGACCTTGTGGACCTTTGGATCAAGAACATTGACTAAAACCACAGGAGATACGTTGAAAAGCGCAAAGTGGGAATAAATAAACTCACACAAGGTATAATTTCCCCAATCTTCACTATAGCCAAAGGCCTCGACCGCTTCCTGATAGGTATAACAAAGAACCGGCTTGTTCACATTAGCCTCATCAGCAAGGTTTATGGGCGCTGTCCCTATTACAAAAGGCAATCCCGCCGTGGTTCTTACTGGCGGGATTATCGAGGTTGGAACTTCGGAAACATAAACGCCATGTTTATATGCCATTTACTATACACCACCTTTAGAAATGTTTTTTTGGACCACCCCATAAGCAAGCTGTTGAGGTGTGCCTTTTGTGCCAATTGCATTTTCTGTTTTTTGCAGGTCGGCTGTTGGGACAAACAGACGTTTTATCTCAGGGCATTTAGCGATTACATCATTTAAATATTCTGGAATACCACCCTTGAACACCCTGTATTTTGTCAGTTTGCCCCCAGGTAGATTAGGCCCGCAATAAATAAGGCGCTCGACCTTAACTTGGCCGAACGCCTTAAACCGCATGTTTTTCCCCTTACCTGAAGAACTCGCCATCGATCACTACCTCCCTTTCTAAAATTTCTTCAATCGGATGCGCTATCGTCCATACAGTTGAAAGCATCCCGATCCACTGCGGAAAGGGTTGCTCTTCCGGCAAAATAAATTTGCACGGATATTCGATCCTGTATCTGTCGGCCACTACGCGCTTTTTAAATAATTCATACCAAACCCTTGTTGCAATATTAACTACATCACGCCAGCCATCTTGCGCATCTTCAGAATATGTTCCAATTACCATGTTGATATTTGCGATTGCACCCTCTAATTTATCTTCAAAGCTTTCAATACGTACGATCACAAATGGGAAGTCAGGATCAGGCACTGATTTCTTAGGTGGCAGATATCCAGCAATAACTTGTAGAGCCTTTTCTTCATCTTTCTTAGTAGCTAAATCCATGTTCATGATCGTTGAGTTGCGCAAAAAATCGCAAATAGAGTCAATCAGATCTACAGGACTGTTCATTTTACCCCCTCCAGGAGCCTGGTAATCTCATGCTCCATGCGCTCATCAAGCGTTTGCTGAGCCTTTTCTTCGAGTGCTCGCATAACCTCTTCATTCCCGATCATTTGAGGGACAGAAGGACCATACAGCTCCATGATAGGCAGCCTCGGTCTACCCTTTCTGCGATATACGCCCACATGTCCTGTTGGCATGCGGGCAACAAAAGCTTTAGGTATGGTGCCGCCTTTGCCTTTGATTACCGTCGCCGTTACTGGTTTAGACCTGCCTGGCGTAGGTGAAGATGGGCGAATCTTGAACTTAGAAAGCGGGATCACCCTACCTACAGCCCTTAATATGGCAATAGGTGAAGAGGAGCTGGCACGTTCAATTTTAAGCGGTTCACGGACGGTCGACGCTTTTACAAAATAGCGCTCTCGCACCTTTTTAACCGCTTCGGTCCTGCCGCTTTGGGCTGCTCTGTTTATTGCCGAAGCCACGGCCCTTTCTATGCCCTTTGGGACCTTGCTCAAGACAAGCTTGGCACGCTCAAATTGTTCTTCTCTTATTTCGATCGTCATGACTCAGCCACCCCAAGCACGACTTTCAGAATGCCCATTTCAGATGAACACTCATCCACAATATAAATGGCCCCATCAATATCGAGATGTTGGTCTCTAACTGGACGATATCCAAGATCATCTTCTTTAACATAGAGAGCCAAAACGCTGCGGTAAACTCCATCATATTGCTCGGCCTTCACATTGCTATAAATCTGCAAAACGTCGCTGTCTATAATGGACTTCACGGGCATGCCATCGATATGATGTATTTCAGCAAACTCGTCAAGATTTATGAAAGTTTCCAAATCACGTTTAACAAAATCCTTAAAGTTTGCCATTATTCTTCTTTTTTGCGGCTAGCGCTAGGTCTCTTAGCCTTTGGTTTCGGGCCAGGCTTTGAGCTTTCCGCTTCCTGATCAAATTGAGGTTCATTATATCGCTCGATCGTGCCATTAGATTTAGCTATAAGCTTGTCCTCTTCATCTTGCGACAGACCATACAGGATTTCACCGCCAGGCTCGCCGGGACCATATGTTATTCCGTTATGTCGGACCTTAAACCTTTTAATCAATATGGCCATGCCATCACCATCCTATTTGACCTTTAATACGTACCAAGAATCAACATCCTCAGGTTTAGGCAGCGGTCTTGAAGCAAGGCGGATCATCTTAACATCGTTATTTATGTCGGACCATACACGTGGCACACGGGTGCCTTCGTATGTGTGGAACTGCCCATCGGCCTCCTCCATCTGCGTCACCGCACCATACAGCCTAGACCCAAGACCAGTGCTAGCCATAATCAGGTGATCGTCAGGGATCATCGGTTTTTCTGCCCCGTCATCATCGAGGAACCATTCATCGTAGGTATATATCTCAAGACCAAGTGCGTTTAATGTACCAACGTAGGTAACCCCATCCATCTGTATGCGCGGTTGTATAGACCCAAGCGTAATGTTTCTGATGTCGAATAGGGTCCATACGTCTTCATCGGAAAGAAAAAGATCTACAACGTTATTTGCCATTATGATGACGTTGGGGTTCTTGCCCGTTTTTTGGATAATCGATAGCCTTATTCGCTTCAGGTCGTCTATCTTCTTAGACGTTGACTGGTCCCATGCGGCACCTCCAGCCAACGTTTCCATATTCGTAAACTGAAAGTCTATTACGTCCTCGACGTAATCTGCACCGCCATCGATCCTGTCAACCCAACCCTTGATCGTCACAACCCCGTTGAGCAGCAGTTCTCTGCACATCCACTCCTCACGCCTGGTGATCATCTCGTCAAGCTCGGCTATGTCTTTGGCAAGCAGCTCTTGTGCTCTCTCCTGTGGCGTCTTCGTGCTATAAATGTTTTCTCCAAGGCCTCTGTTCATGATGTCATCGACAGTAATAGCCCTTTGGGGGGCGATGTATGGGGTGGTGTAAGTCTCAGTGCTGAATCCGCCTCTGTCAACAGTAATCCCACCACGCCTTCGAGCCACAAAGGGCGCCATTTTGCGCTTGCCCTTCTTAACGTCTACATCAACTTTTTCAGTTACGAAAGTTTGAATTCCAGGGAAAAACGTATCTCTTAAAAATGTTTGTGCAGGCAAAGACTGTTCTATTGCCTGCAACATCATCCTGGTTTCATAAATATTTATTGCCATCTATATCACTCTCCTTTTAATAAGGCACGTTATCGCTCAGGAATATCCCAAGCTCACGCAACTTGGCCTCATGCATGTCTGCGGTGTCAGCCCCGCCAAATACGAGAGCCTTCCTGTTAAAATGCCCGCTCGTATATGCGACTGCCACTACGCTTTCTTCGGTCGTGTCGACATCATCGGCAAGAATGCAATCCGCATCCTGACTGCCATCTACATTTGTAGAATTGACAATTTTATACTGACCGCTGCCTGCTACGACTGGGATAGAAATTTCGTCACCAACACCAAAGCCAGTCCCTTCTGTAATCGTAAAATTGATGGGCCCGACATATGGTATGCCTGCCGTTGCATCGTCTAAACGCATACCATCGGGATCAACTACTTTAAATACGGCCGCAATCCCAGTATCTGTAGCAGTTGTACATGTTAAAGTATAGGTCCCAAGCTTTGCTGCCTTACCAAGCACCACTGGTCCCACAATTTCACCAACGGCTTTAGTTATCTTGCCTAATACTGTCCCTCTTTGCAATATCCCTTGCCCGGCATCCAGTTTTACAGCCTTTGTTAGGACCGGCACCGATCCGTCAACTATTAAGTTGTCTGGCACAAAAGAGCCGAGATTTTGTACTAATTCTGCCATTTCTTTGCCCTCCTTTTGCTTATTAATTCAGCCATGGACTTTACAACTACTTCCTTCTGTACCTTATCGTCGTGAGCCTCGGGGGCAACGTTTATATCGTCAACACCCGAATCACGACTGTCGGCCATCATCTTAGCCATAGCCTCTTTCTTTTTGGCTGCCTCTATTTTTAGCAGCTCTATCGCAACCTGCTCTACCGTCATGGGAGATTCAAACTTTGCCTTTGTTTCAAGATCCTTTGGCATGACAGATGCAATCTCGTCTATTGCCTTAATCCTTTCCCTTTCTGCCTTCATGCCCTCTTCTCTTGCCGTCGCTTCTATCTTTGCTACGAGATCTGGATATATTGTTTTTAATTCTTCTAC